TGTCTTTGTGATCATACCAAACCTTATTGTCATCATCAGCTATACCGTTAGCTATTTCAAGCTTGGTAGCATTTCGGCTTTTTAATTGAGTCTTTGCATAAGCCAAACTCTTTTTTTGTAAATGTCCAGTTATGTAGTCTGTTTTATTAGCGACTGTCGGGTATTTTTCTTCCCATGTTTTAGCATCCATTTCTATACCAAGCCTAGAAGATATATAAGCTAATTGAACTTCAGGATTTACTATTCCAATTACACCAGCTGCATGCTGTGCGTTTGTGTCTTTGATTTTTTCTGAAAAACTTTTTATATCAAAAACACCATCCATAGAAGTAACTGTCACTCCGCCGCTTACGTCCTTTTTTGAAAATTCCTTAGCTTCAAAAAAAGCATTTTTCTTAATAACCCCTTTTTCTATAAGATTCGGGATACTAAAAGATGCTTGATCCATACCCTCTGGAACTTTAGTTAAGCTATTCTTCATGTTATTTGGATCGCCTTTTATAGTAGGTGGGTGAATCTTCCCTGTGCTTTTATCAATTTTTAAGTCAGGCCAACCTTTTTGTATACTTTTACCCATAGGTGTGTTTGGGTCTATAGTAGCATCTATTTCATATAACTGCTCTCCATTTGGTCCATCAACCAATCTTTTTTCATAGGTAATACCCACTATGGTTTTATTATTCAAAGCGGGGTATGACAATCTTCTTTCTAAAGAAGGCCAAACCATATCCGGAGAAAGAGTTCCATCGTTATATCTGTTAGCCTCCACTTCCTGATTATCAGAAGCTACGAATGCTTGCATGTTTTTTTGGGTAGCAGCTTGAACTTTTAGGTTTAGAATATCCTCGCGCAAGGATTTCCGACCCTCTTCCGTAGTTGATGTAGGGTCATAACGATCTTGGGCTTGTCTTGTTATTACATCGTTATATTTATTTGTCTGCTTATCTATCCACTGCTCAACTAAGCCTGGTGCTACCTTAGCAGCTCCTTTAGCAATTTTTATGTCAGCCGCATCCCTTTCCCCTTGAGCCCATTGACCAATAGCATTAACTCTAGCTATTCTAAGATCAGCTTGTTTTTTCTCATTAGCAACAACAGAACCGAACATGTTCACCATGGACTGACCTAAGTTGTTAGCTCCTTGGGCTAAAATTTCCGCTGAACGGTCTACAATTATTTTTGGGTCTCTATAACTCATCTATTTTTATTTTTTTATTACTCCTTAATACCGGCTTTTACTTTAGCCGCAGCTAAATTAGCATTAGCTACATTTTCAGCCCCTATCGCTCCAACAGCTTGACCTGCAATTCCTCCAACAGCGCTAACTGCACCACTCCACGCGGAAGCAGACGCTTGATTAGCAGAAGCTTCTTGCGCCGCGGCTTGATCAATTTGTCCAGATGCTCTATCCATATCTGCATTAGTTCTATTTTCCTCTTGCTGAAACATAAACTGTTTACCAGCAGCATCGGCTGATTGAACTCTTTGACCTTCTGATATAGCTATACCCTGTAGTCTCTGAGCTTCGGACATTTTTTGTTGATTCATAGCCTGCTCTCCTTGAGCTGCAAGTTTCTGATTCTGAGCCTCTTGGCCCTCTATGCTAGCGGCTATACCTTTTTTAGATTGTAAAGCTGCTTGAGCTAAAGCGGTTGCTCCACCTGCACTAGCGCCTGTAGATCTTAATGTGTCTAAAGTATTCGCTAAAGCTATATCGCTTTGTTCCATTTGAATCTCGGCAGCTTGAGTAGCGACACCTAATTGCTCAAACGGGTTAGTTACCATACTGCTAAGGTCTTTAGCTTGACCACTTAAGTCGCTAACACCTGAGTAAGGATTTGTTACTTCTTGTCTTTGATCTTTTATCTTTTGAAGTTTTGCTTCTGCAGACTGCTTATCATCACGAGCTCTACCAGCTGCTCTTTTAGCGCCAGCACTAGCTATAGCCGCACCACCAACCGATACCACTGTACCTACTACTGCACTTGTAATTACTGCCATATTAATTTATTTTTTTTACCACTTCAAATGACGGGTTATCATCTACAGTGTAGTTAAGTTCTTTAAAAGTATGTATTAAACCCTTGTTTCTAGCTATACTCAGTATAATGCTACATCCACTAGCTTCAGCAACGTGCTCTATACCTGATATAAGCAGTTCTAAGGCATCCTTCCTATCTTTGTCTTTGTAATCCTTATTGGATACAATCCATTCAACCCAGCCTACTTTAGAATTAGTTGTGTAAAGAAAACCAGCTACAATAGCTACGTCTCCTTTTTCCACAATGTAACCTCCAGTACCATCTTCTGGTAGTAAGTCTTTTGTTGGAAATTTATCTTTCCATTCTGGCCACATGTTCCATAAGTTGATTAATGTGTCCCAGTCTGATTCTTTTAATTTTCTTATACTTAATTTCATTTAATATGATGATTCTACGTAGTTAGTTGATACTGCAAATAATTCTTTTGGTCCACCAGCATTAGTTGAGGTATCTGTATTTATAGTTACGGTAGTAAAGAAACCTTTTATACCAGTCATGGAATCCCCGTAAACAACTTCCCCAGATCTAGCTGCGGTATTGTTTATGATATTAGCAAAGTATTTATTTTCTTTTCTATTGAAACCTGCTCGGTATTGTATATTGTTTTCAGTATAAGCACCTTCGTCATAACTATAGACAGGTGATGCTTGGTCATTAAATTCACTATAAGAGCTTGATCCTACACGACGCAAATCATAACCTGTTGGATCGGATTGCATGCTAGATATTTTCCATCCATTGCTACCCTCGTAGTTGATTGTTTGAAACACCTTAGGCATACTAACTCTAGCGTTAAATATAAACTCAATACTAGACCCAACAACGCCAAGATTATAGAAGTTACCTCTAGTCCCAGCTGCATCAGAATAGTGCTCCCATACACCGCCATCATAGAAACTATAAAACTTATTACGCAAACTACCCATCAGCGTTGGTTTAAAGCTTAAAAAACTAACCCAACCGTTAACAGTATCATCAAAGTATAAAGTGCTGTAAGTGCTAGCGTCTTGTAAAGATGTTACATACGTTTTGTTATTAATATCAAACGCACCAACTACTTTACCGCTTGTCATATACGGTTTATTGAATTCGTCCCTAAAGTAGTCTTTCATACCATAGCTAGAGATTTCAGTTAAACCATCTCTTGATAACCTTAAAACAGCATTACGTCTTCTATCTGTGAAATATTTTCTATAACCATATACAGCAAAACTTTCTGGATCAGTACTTATTCCATACTCCCCAGCATAAGGGACTATTTGTCCTATAACTGTTTTAGATGATGTTATTGATCCACCGCCTTCGGCTGAATAGATAGCGTCTTTGTCAATAAGAGCTCTACTGACTTTATCTTCTTGGAAGATTACCAAGTTAGTGTCCTCAGCATAAAGTTTCTGTATAGATCCATTAGCTGGATCAACAGCTTTAGTTATATCTTTTCCTACTGAAAATTGATTAGTTTCGTTAAAACCTGTTTTAGAGTTAAAAACTCCAGAGTATATTATATTGCTAGTAAGAGCCTGTGAATCTGTTTGCTCTTCAACTATATAAGCTTTAACGCCATATCCATTATCGGTATTGTTATATCCACCTCTTATTCTAGACTCTTCAACATACCAATCATAAGCAGTAGCAGCCTCAGGAGAACCTCCTAACCACGTTGGAAAAGAGGGATCCTCAGATGAATCAGCTAGCTTGTTAAGCATGAATGTATTAAAGTAATTTACTTCTATTGTAGCCATAAGATATTATTCCATGTTTTTATTAAAATTAACACCCAAAGTTAACGTCACAGTAATTCAACTGATTTTGTATAAATGATCTTGGGTCAACACATGTTCCACCTGGTGCAGAGCCACACATATAATCAGATCCAACACCGCCAATATCAGGGTTAACTATAATTCTATATTCACCAGTTATATCATAATCACCTAGGATCTCTTCCACATATAAAGCAGGGTTAGGAGATGGGTTGACCGGGTTAAAAACAATAGTTGTACCAGACCCACTCCAAGTAAAGCCATCCATATCGGTTGCATTAACCCACGGGCTGCTGCTATCTACTCTATATTGTACCCAAGTTCTATTTTGAACAAATTCTGTTCCCAATGCGGGAGCACAACTAATAACAGGTAGGTTCAGGTTTAGTCTAATAGCTCCAGAAGTTAAAGCCATTGTACTTACGACTCCTTGACTTTCCCCATGAGAAGTGTCTGCGCCTGTTGGCAAACTGCTATCCCAACCGGAACCGCCTAAAGCCATACCGATAGTAAATATTCTTAACTGACTCAACTGCTGAACAGCTGAACCGTAACAACCGTTCCCGGATGTACCAGCTTGTGTATCTGCTGGTAGATTTATTGCACTATTTATTATTTTAACAGTAAGATCAATGTCGTGAGTTAAAAACCCAATACCTGAGCCACTTGCATCAGCTATTTGCACAGTGACATTATACGTGTCATCAAATTGTATCCCAGTTTGATCCACAATACTTAATTCGCTCAGACTTCCTCCAGTAAAACCAAAGTTAGTAACAGTTCCACCTCCAACTAAGGTTTGAGCTGTCACGGTATATACTAAGCCGTTTGTTATTTGACTAAGTATAGATGTTCCATTAGTAACTATTAATGGGTTTTCAAAATCAAACACTAAAGAATCATCAAGAATAACCTCGAAGTCAGGCCAGTCCGGCCATTCAGTGGTATAATTAGGTAGTAAAGATGGTACTACGTTGGTAACGTCACCTTCAACAAACACCTGAGTAAGTAGACCGTTATTATCAACCTGTATTTCAAAGGTATAAGAATTCGCTGTATCACTACCAAATAAGTAGGGGAAAGTAGACGTGGTTTCTATTTTAAACAAACCTACGTTAGGAGTAGATCCATCAACCAAAGTAAAAGGGCTTCCGGAAGTTACATTTGTACCATTGCCATCAATAACGTTTATTATACTAGGTACTCCAGCAATATCAGTACCATCTAATACTGCTCCTGCAGCGTTAACGAAACTAAAATCATTAATAGTACACTCAAATGGTACGCCAATAGAAGCTTCGTCGCTTTCTAGTAAAGACCATTCATAGTTAACAACATCACTTGCACCAGTTGTTGAGGTGTTTGCTGTTTCTTTGTTTAGTATACTTATTAATCCGCTAGAACCTGTTTCATAAAAAAGCTCTAATCTTGTTTCAACTGGAGTAGTTTCATATACGCCTAGTTTAAATACAGGGACATCTCCGGCAACTGGTATTGGTAAACTACCTATTGATATTTGACTCCCACCTACATTTGTAGTTAGGGTAGCTATTTTAGCTATAAGAGGATTTGAAGTAACATCATACATACTGTCATAATCCGTAATTGGAGTATATCCAAAATCCTGTGCGTCTGCTATTTCAGATACATTATCTGATGCTTTAGCTGGGTACCATTGTTGATTAGTTGTTGCGTTTGCAATATACGTCGGTGTAACCCTACCATATAATCTAACACTACTTCTAAATTTTTTTTGCTGAGGACCAACTTCTGACAAGTCTCTAGGTATCTTATTAATGTTATCATTAATTAACACCGCTTGGGAAGATTGATTTACATCGATGGTAGTATTAAAGTTTTTAAATGTACCATTTATTATTCCGGGAAGATATACATTGTAGTACTCTTGCTCTGTTTGCTTTACAACAACTTTATAGCTGTACCAACCCAATGGGTTTATAACGTAACCATAAACAGCTAAATCACTAGCAGTCGCGTCCCCATAGTAATCAGCCACCTGGCCACTTGTCACTATTGTAGTTATGCCCGCCGCTTCTGTTATACTTGTTATTTCAACGTAGTCCATGAATTTACCCTGTAAAGAGTTTCCTACAAAGAGCTTTGTTGTTAAGTCTTGATCTATGGTATAAGTATTTGTGCTTATAGTAGACACAGATCCGCTGGTGAGCGTCCAAACTTTTTGTGGAAGTGATAGTTGTGTATTTGCTGTTGAATCAGCATAAGCCCCCGGGTACTCACCGTTAGCTAAGCTTGCTTCTGGTATTATGCCTTCGACTGTAACCCGTAAAGCATCACCGTAAGGGTGCGTAACTGGAGTGTTCCCACCTGCATCGCTATACCTATGGAAGTATGTAGAGCCTCTACCGAGATCGCTACCGTTTATATCTTTAGTAGATAGTATAACTGACGATGTTCTACCATATTTATCGGATAAAACAAACCCTAATTGGTATGTTCTAGATTGCTTTAAACTATGATATGGGTATTGTGCTGTGTTCTCATACCTACCGTAGTCCTTCTTCTGAGCAAGTACATAATAATCGATACTGTTAGGAAAGTTTTGTTTGTCTACGTAGTTAGCGTATACAACTCTATTGCTAATAACTTCTTGTGCTTTTGCTTTAATAGGAACTCTATCGTATACTCTAATTAAATCGTCTTCCGGTAAGGTCTTATATGGCTTCTTTGATTCATAAGAAAAAGAAAAGTAATTGTCATCTCCTACGAACTCAGTAGCTTCATCGATTTGGTCAACTTGTAAAGTCGATAAAACCTGTAAAGCTAAGCCGTCAGATTCTTTGTATATAATATCAACCTCACTAATTTTATAATCATTTAATGGATCCTTGCTTGGGAATGGTATATTTAAAGCCATCTCTTGAGAGTAATTCTCCATAAATGCAACTATACTACTCTTATAGGTTCTCTCTTCATCCTCACCTACAAAGTAACCAAATTGCTTAGGTATAAACAATGTAGCTGTAAAGGGCGATATAATAGAGTATTCGTTATTAGTAAACTTATACCTATAAGCAAATCTAATAAACTTATCTTTTATAAAGTCTGGATCTCCGTCCCAGTTGATATTATAGTTTGGATTATTAACAGTTGGAGTGTTAGAATTACCATTATAGTCATCTAAAAATTCCTGTGTTCTATTAATCATTCCTGATCTAGAAAATGCAACCTCATCTCCTCCTGCTAATATAGCAAAATCAGTATCAACAACAACTAAACCTGATGTATAAGTAGCAACAACCCCTACTTTTAGAACGCCTTTAGTTATAAAATCGCCTGGGTAAACCACTGTTGCCGAGTCAACCGAAAACGAGTTTGGATTGGTAACTGCGATTACTGTTCCAGGGTTAGTACTCAATAGGCTTATAGCTTTAAACGGGGCAAGCTTAGCTACTGAAACATTCTCCTCTCTAGTGTAGAACCCAACACCATTAAGCACAGCTGAGTCTACATTTATAACCCTTGGCTGATTTCTATTGTCTGTAAAAAATAATAGATTTTCTAGTAAGTTAACCCCAGATATAAAATTCTGTGTTGAAAAGTTCAAAAAATCCCCCTCCACTAACTTGATAATCTCATTGTTATTAGCATTATATCGATGTATAAAACAAGCTGCTGTTGAAGGAGCTCTTCCAGTACCGGTCCAGTTAGTTGAAAATATATATATGTAATTATTATGGTCATCCATTAAATTACCTATAACAACTAAATCAGCTACCGCAGGGAAGCTTTGTATCAGTGTCTTTAACTCATTACCTTTAACGTTTTCAACAGCTCCAACATCTCCACCTTCAGATTGACTGATAGAAATATTCATAGCGTCTCTATATTCACCTGATGGAACCAACCTAGCATCTAGGTCTTTGTTCATTTTAGATTTTATAAATGCATTCTTAATTTCAGCCATTTGATTTTAGTGTTTTAACCATTTAGATTGCCCTCTAGTAACCTGAACTATTTCGTTTAGTTTAATATTAGATAATCTTATCTTTGTGTTTCTAAGCTTAGCGCTTTTTTCTCTTTTTAGTCTATTAACAACATACTCTGGCTGGTTTATTCTTGAGGCAATTACAGCATGACTAATATAAGCATACATAGCTTCTTCAGCCATTTTAGGAACCCTAGTGTCCATGTTTGTAGACAATCCGTCTGATATATACTCTAATATAATAATCTTATCAACTAAGTCTGCAGAGAAAGAAAATTTACCTTCTCTTTCGTTTATAGTAAAAGAACCGTTGATATTAGCATGTTGAGGATCTAGCCCATACCTTTGGCCGACTAATTGATCTCCCTGCCAATCGTAAAAACGATCCCAACTAAAAGCACTATCATTAATATTTTGCGCAGCGTTGTTAGCCCATCTCTCTTCAGTTATAGAAGTACCTTCTGTGTTGTCACCAAAGTTGTCTTGTATTGGTTGACCATTGTAAGCCTGTAAAGGAATCTCACCCGGATTACTAGTTAATGCAGTTGGCAGTATAATGTGTTTAATACCTTGGGAATCAACCCAATAAATATTAACGTAGTTAACGTAGTCTTGTGGTATAGCTACACTTAAACTATTAGGTATAGATAACTCTTGAGAGTTAACACTTTTTAATGTGTCATAGCTAAACTCCTGCATAGCTCTTTTAGCGTGGAATATAATATCAGTTCTTTTAACGCTTTGTATTAGTTTCCCAACACCAACGTAAGCTACTATGAAATTATTAATCACATCACTAAGTTTAATATAGGAATAAGAACCATAATTATCTTCAACTATGTCGCCGTAAGCCTTTTCGCTATAGCTGTTACCATAATTTCCGCCTTCAAGAGTTTTCAGTTGAGTAACTATAAAGAGTCCATTAGCCGGAGCTGTAGTAAAAGTTATAGCATTCCCAGAAACTGAGTAGTCAGCAATAATTTCAGACCAGCTACCCGGTAAGCCATTAGCACTTGTATACAGTTTAAAGTTATTTAAAGCGTAGTCAATCACAGCATTCGAAGCAGCGAACCATTTCAAGTCTGTGTTAAATGTAGTTGTAAAAGTTGTTTCAACGCCATCACCTTTAAACCCTTGAGCGCCTTCGTAGTACTGTCTATTGTTTTCAGTTATTAATGACATTTATTAGCTTTTTTTATTATTTTCTGTTTGTTGAATTTCTGAAGAAGCTATCTGAATAACTTGAGGATCTCTAATGATTACACCTGAGTAAAGTAGTATTCTAGTTATAACATTAACTTGTTCAGAAGAATTTAGTTCAAATTGAGTAGAGCCTGGACCTGGATCGTAAGTATATTGACCTAGACTACCAACGCTGAAATCCCAAACAACATTTCTAGGCTTCCTAATAAAACTAGTGCTAACGCCTGTAGTTATACTAGCTGGCCTTATTGTTAGTTTATTGCTTTCGTATAAATACGTAGGGAAGTCTTTAGTAGAAGCTGTTAATGGTGATTTTTGGATGTTATAGAATTCATTACGTTGTAATCTTTCTATTTCAGTAATATGACCAGTTATTGGTTGATACACAGGTGTACCTAACTTGTAGAAAACTAACTGATTAACTGCAGATGGCTCAGAACCATCATATATAATAGTATCACCATCAAAATTAGTACTAGGTAAATCGAACTTACTTGTAGAGTAAATGCAATCACCATCGGTTTTGAACGGAGATATTTTTTCGTCGACACTCATCTGTCTATCAGAGTAATCGTAATCTGATTGCGGCACTCGTAGTTGCTGGTTTAAATCATCAAAGTACTGCTCGAATACATCAAGCTGAACCTGCGTTGCTGTTTTATTAAACTCGTTAGGCGTCATATATCCACGCTGCTCCTTGTTTAATATCAACAGAACTGTTTTGTATACTGTATCTACGTTTATTGCCATTTTTTATTATTTATTACTTATAGAAAATAAGCCACCTATAAGATGGCTTACTTACTATAAAATATAGTTACATACTATTTTAGTTTTTTCTCTACAGATTTGAATATTTCTACTCCTTCGTCTGTTTTAAAGAATGATGCCATAGCTGAATAAGGGTTTTCGTCAAAAGGAACTGTCATAAGCTTCTTGCCGTTACTTGCCCAAGAGAATGATCTCTGATCTGCAGCTAGTTTAATAATTTTTGCCTCACAAGCTTTAATAGCGAAATTTCTTAGCTGAACATTATCGTCTTTAGCTAAGTCTAAGAACAGTTTAGGTTGATTCCTAGCGAATATAAGTAAATCACGTTTAAGCTCCTTAGAAGACATATCAGTAACCTTAGATCCGAACTCAACTCTTAATATAGCTTCAGCCTGATCTACTTCTAATGCTCTAGCGGCAATTAAAGCGTCGATCTGAAGTTCCATTACGTCTAATTCGTCATTAGCTATTATGATGGCGTCAAATTCACTATATCTTCTTCCTTTTAAAGGGTGATACAATGATAAGAGTTTTTGTAATTGTTGGTTTTGTTTTGGCACAAATAATGATCCATCTCTAAACATAATGTGACCTAGAGTCGCTTCTCCTTCTTGCTCATCCTTAAAAGGTGATGACATATTGGTTGCATATCTTAATTCTCTTTGTTCATTAGTTTCTGGATCAAAGTAAAGCATTGCTACTTTATTGGTGTGCTTTGATGGTATACGTAAAGTTAGCGGTTGATATCTACCTGCTACTAAATACGTTCTGTCTTTTATCTCCCAGTTATTCTCAACTGATGGAGTTTGTTTTTTTGTTTTCATAATGTTATATAATATAATTGAATAGTTTAATAAGAGTAATAGTTACCCCCGTTGATATAACGAGGGTAAAGATTACAAAATAATATTTGTTATGCTTTAGTGAACAACACGAAGTTGTTTGCACCTTGTACACATAAACATCTTTCAGAAAGAAAGTTCACTTCCATTGCATCAAGATCAGACGTGCTAGCACCTCCAACAGATCCAGTTAACCAAGATTTCAATCTTCTATCGTCAGCTTGAGAAGCTCTATAACGAACGTGTAAGAAAGGTCTTCTGATATTTGTACCTAATTGTTGATCATAAACAGTAGAAGTTCCAGCAGGAATTAATACTCCATCGATTGCAGCAACAGGAGCAGTAATTGCACCAGCTTCAACAGCACCACCTCTTGTAGAAGCGTCGTTTAAGTATTTCCAGTCAGTTTTGTAGAAATCGTAAGATCCACGTCTGAAACCAGAGAAACCTAAGTTTAAAGCCATATCTTCTGAATTTTCAAATAATCCATAAGCAGTTCCACCGTTTGCACCAGCAGAAATTCCAGCTAACATATCATCGAAACTTAAAGAAGTATCTCTGTTTAAGAATAACATGTTTTCTTCAATTGCTCCCTGAGTATCTAAATTTTTCAAGATAGAATCAAAATCAGCAAGTTGACCAACACCAGCATTAAAACCAGCTTCAACATTACCTCTAGCGTTAACAGCAGCGAATAAACCTTCAGTACCTTTGTAACCAGAAGCTCCAGCAGATCCAGCAGCAGTTGTAGATGCTTTTTCGCCTTCAACTACAGACATTTCTAAGTAGTCTTCAAAACGTAATCTAGTTTCAGATTCAGCTTTTAAGTACCATAAATATCCACCAGTTCCATCTTCAGTAGCAACTTCAACCCATCCAATCTGAGCAGTGTCAGAACCAGATACAGTATATTTACTACGGATAATGATAGGTGAGTTATGAAATTGTGTGAATTGAGGTTCAACACTTACGTATCCATCTGTTTGAGTAGCAGAATAGTTAGGAGTTGAAGACCCTTTTCCATATTCAGAACCATATACAAAAATCTTAACCGTAGCGGCTAAAGAAGCTGTAGAAGTAGCTGTATAAGGAGCAACTGTTAATACACCTGTAGCAGGTACAGAAGCGGTTACAACAGCTTTAAGTTCAGCACCTAAAGAGTCAATCGCAACGATAGTAGCTCCAGCAGAAATAACATTCTGTACAGTAGCAGATACTGGGATTGTTAAAGTATTTATACCATCATTCACTACGTCAGTGTAAGATATGTGTAATCTATTTTGTTCAGACCAAATAACTTGATCAGAAGACATTGGCATTTCAGCACCAACCATACGTAAGAATCCAGATAAAGTTCTGTTTCCGTAACGCTCTACTTCTTGTTCATAGATTTCTGGTAAATACTGTTCAGCGAATGAGCTAAAATCAGCAGCAGTACTATCTGTAAATTGCAAATAGTTGCTTGATAATGTTTGTTGTTTTTGAGATGGGACAATGTCACCAAATAAAGGACTTACAGCCATAATAATTAATTTTTTTAGTTAAATTTTTTTGTTTTAATTTTAAGTTTTGAGGAATCAAGTCCGCTTATAGCTTTTACTTTATATCCGTTTATAAATGCATTGCCACTAGATTGTTGTCTAGGCTCTGTACTTATGTTTTTGGATTTTGCAACTACATCTTTAACAGCGTCGGCTTTACCCTGCTCGTAAAAGTGTTGTGCAATAGTATCAGCATTTTGAGCAGCATACAAAGCTTTGTGGTAGCTCTTGTGGTCTGATATATTTCCTTCTTTATCTAAGAACGTCCCGATAAAATTAGAAATGTCAGATTGCTTTTCTGCTACGTCGTTAACGTTTTTTACACCATATCTAAACTTCTTTTCTCCAACATTGAAATCAAAACCTTTGAAATCTTGGTTTAAGTAGCTTTTAGTTTTTTGTAAAAAATCATTGTGTTTTGCCTTTGCAGCTTCCTGATTCTCGTTGTGTCGATTGAAAAAGTCTGTAGCTTTTTGTTGTTCCTGAGTAACGCCCGGTCTCAACTTGATCTCGTCGTAATATTTACTCTTGGTTTCTTCCAAAAAGCTTCTGGCTTTTGCAACCTCCTCTTTAAACGCAAGTTTTTTCTTACGTATGTCTCTATCCTCGTCCAAATCTTCATCATATGAAAAGTCTTCAAGGATTAAATCTATATCATCACCTTCTAAATAAGGTTTTGTTTTCTTATAATATTCTTTAAGAAGTGTAGAACTATCTATAGTAGAGTAATCAGAACTTAATCTAACGTAATCCTCTAAGTTACCACCAGTCTCTTCCATAAAAGAGATTAACTTCTCTACGTTTTCTGGCAAGGGTTTCCCCGTAGCTTGACTTTCCTGTACAGCTTGCTCAAGCTCCTTAGCTACTTCAATAACCTCTTCTTCATCCGTTATCTCTTGTAAAATAGAACCGCTGTCTGTGTCATTAACTACTTCCTCAACGGTATCAGCAGTTATTTCTTGAACTTGAGGCACTTCCTCTTGCTCAACCGGTTTACTTAAATCTACTTTTGTTACTTCTGGAATAACTTCTCCCTGTGAACCAATATCTACCTTAGGTAGTTCTACCTTTGTAATAGCATTTGGTTTGGTTAAGTTTTTAGGCTTCTTGGCTTTTACCTTAAAGGCCCCCTCTTGTTTTACTTGTTCTGACATAATATAATATAATTAAATAATTAAATAATAGCTTTTAACTTGGATTGTATTCATCTAATCCAAATCCTCCTAACGTGTCCATCCCTGATGATTCAAAGCTTTTAGGTAGTGAGTCGTTTTTACGTTGATCAATAAGTTCGGATTGCTGACTAGCTTGTATTCTAGTTCTTTCATCTTTCCTATCTTCTATTTCTTTTTCTTTACCTTGATCCGCGTTTGCTCTAATTTGAGCTAGTTGCATGTTGTAGTTAAATTCTTCAGCCATTAATTGCTTCTTGATTTCAGCTTCTTGTTGTAGGTACTGTATTTTAAATTGAGACTTGCCCTGTTCTACTTGTAGCTCTGTTTCAGCTAAAGCTTGTTGTTTCTGCATCTCAGATAGAGCTGCTTGTTCAGCCGCTTTTCCATTTGCTTCAGCCTGCATTTGAATATTAGCTTGTTGAGCTTCCTGAGCTTCTTTAGCTTTTTTCTTACGCTTAAGCTTTAGTAATTGATTAGCTAGTTTCATATTAGACACTTCTCTGATGTCTATAATATCATCAAGGTCAATTCCGCCTGTCTGTAAAGCTATCTGTATGTTTTGTTCTAATATTTGCTTATCTTCTTCTTCTGGCTCTAATTCTAAAAATATTCCAAACTCATGCAGGTTCAGTTCTTGCATTTCAATTAAGGCACTTGTGTTTGATTTGTTTATAGAATTCATTAACGCATTCTTAGTTAAAGGAAAACTTAACATATCGGCTACTCTTAGACTTATATTTTCACATGTTCTAACAGTTATATACATAAGCGATTGCAATATGTGTCTAGTAGCAACGTTGGAAGCTGCTGCTGCCATTTTCTGTAGACCTACTAAAGAATCTTTTGCTGGCATACTGCCGTCACGTGCTTCGTTTAAACCAGTTACGTCACGTATCATTTGTAGATAGTACTGATAAGTTTGTATTAAGGCCTGCACTTTGTTTATACCTGAAGAAGAGTTCAATTCTTGGATAGGTATTTTACCTCTGTTAGGGTCACCGTCTTGAGTTAACGATCTACCTACTATACTACCTGTTTGGAAATACATATTCAAAGCTTCTTGAGCGTTGTATGACGTTCCGTTACCTAAATCAACCTCAGCCAAACCATCAACATCTACAAAGACTCCATCAGGAACCATTTTAGATAGTACCTGTTGTATTTTTAAATGTGTTATTTGAATCATATCAGCAAACCCAATACACTTGCTAACTAGACTATCTATTCTACCTTTATACATTCTAGGCGCCGAAATAGAATAATTCATTTCAACTTTTGTTTGATCACTATAAGGTCTTGTCATGTTTTCCGACATTTCCCATTGAAGCATTTTATCTTGGCCTAATATCTTAGCTCCACTATATAGTACTTCTATTGATCTAGAAACTCTACTAAAGTTATCACTTTCTGGTGGATTAAAAGAATCTGGTTTTTCCAAAGCTTTCTCAAGACCTTGATCAGTTTGTTTTATTTTAAATACTTGATTACTGTATGTTTTATACTCAAAGTATAAGACCTGAACAGTGTTATAATCATCAGCTTGCCCGTTAGCTTGCCTAGTGTAACTAGTCCTACCTGGTGCTTTTTGGATCTCCTCTAAATCTGAATCTGATAAATGAGAGAATTGTTTCTTTAACTCCTGTAAAGATATTCCTTTAACTTCACCAACGTAGTATATATCTTCAAAGTTCGGATCTTCTGTATAAGAATAAACGATATTAGCTGGATCAACGTAATCCACGGTTACTCCCTCTGATAAATTAAAGTTAGTTTTAGAGCACCCGATACCTAGTATAGTTAAATCCAGTGCTATTCTTTTCTTTGTTTCTTGGTACTTATTGTAATCTAATATATTGTTTATAACTTCCTCCTCCGCTATCTCAACAGCTTGCTTGTAGTTTAATTGCATATGAAGATCCAACTCCTCTGTTGATTCAGGTAGCTCTTCAGCATTTAAGTTCGTTCTAGATAGATCAACTCCAATGCTATTTTTAGCTTCAGCTATTAGGTCACTAGAAAAAGCGTCCTCAGCCAGAGCCGTAGCATAATCCGTTCTTTGTTTTAAAGCAAATGGATCGGTGGCAAAAGATTTTATCATATAACCTTTATCAGTCATTCCGTTAGCGACAATATCAACAAACTTTGATAGCACAGCAACAGGTTGCCAGTCTAAATTAAGATAAGACAAATCACCATTAGTAGATAACTCGTCTTTGTATTTTTTAACAGACTGCTCACCCCTAGCGTACAAGCGTAATCTATGAAAGTTCTGCCAATTGCTGCCAAACCTTCCGTTTGAACCCGATCCACTGTCGCTGTTAAACCATTCATTCTCAATGGCTCTACCAACTTCGTAACCGTATTCTGAGCTTTGCTTTTCTACATCAGGTACTACCTGACTCGGGAAAGTACTATTTACGCTTTTTGAAATCATTTATCGTATTATTTTTGAAGTATTACCATTGTTGTCATATCGACCAAAAGACAATGATACTGGTTTCTTTTCTTGTTTGAACACGGGAGTATATTTGTTTTTATTACAAGCCATTATAGCTAATCCAGAACTAATCGTTGCATCAAACTTTGTTCTATTATTTATATCGAATTTAGCCCACTCTTCCAAGGTTTGTTGGAAATACATATTACCATAACCTGTTTCCATAGTGCCTATAAAATCGTTTATATAAGATTCAATTGCAGCAGCGTGTGCTTGTTTAATATCCTCACTAGAGTTAGGAATTCCACCAATTTCTCTTTCTGTAACGGATAACTTATGAAGTAATTTGTCTGGTCTATTTATTGAAAAACCTCTATAACCTCTTCTTTTGAAATAATATAATAATCTAGGTTTATTATTCTCAGCTAGTATTGGCATACCATAAAAAACGCAAGCCATCAATATATCTTCGAAAAATATCTCAGCTGTCTGAGGTCTAGCAACATACTCTAAAAAAAACATATTTATTGGAGCGTCTTCCATACTGAATTTAGTTAAACCGTGTAAAGCCCCATTTGAACCCTTACCATCAACTGTACCAGATATATCGTAACTATCACAACCGAAAGCTCCTATATGTTCATTGCCTGGGTGTTTGCCACCGTTCCTTAATATTACACGATTCTGGAGATTAGCGGGTGGAACCCAGCTCACTAAAAACCTACCGTCTTTATTTGGTACAAACTGAACAGACGTGTCTTTGACTCCGTTAGCCCATTGGAAACTACCCCTAGTAACCATTTTATTATTAGCAAACTCTTCGTTGTGATCTATTTGCTCGTATATTTTTGTTAAATTAAATAGAGACATTTTAGATTCGTCCCTAAATGCGTGTTTCTCTGTTCTAGGAAACTGACGGTAGTATTCATTTAAACCGTCTTGATCGTTCTTTAATCCTTCTACTTCATTATTCCAGTGTTCTATAACGCCTACTATTATCGGTACACCACTTGGGTCTACTTTATCTTTTTTTGGGTTATCGAAGACAGGAAAGCCAAAAGAATCAATGAATCC